CTTGAAGAAAAACTTGAAGATAGTGAATTATATAATAAAGAATATTTTGAAGTTCTTGATAAAGTTTCAAGAATCGGGGGGGTTGATAAATGGATTAGATCAAAAAATAAAAAAATCCAAATCAAAATTAATAAGATTAACCCAGAAACTTTAAAAATAGATTTTAGTGTTACTCAAGGTAGTAATTGGAGTTCAAAAAATGGTAGGTCAACTATAGATGATATAATTAACCTACTTAATAATGAAAGTTTGTTTGGACCTGAAGAATTTAGAGAACACTATTTAAAATTTCTTCAAAAGACGATCCTTTAATATTTCAAAAAGATAAGGTAAATCATCATCAGTAATAAAAAGTGACGTACCATCATAGATATCTGAAATGGTAATACCATCTTTTTCTTCAATTACATCAACACTTTCCAATTGGTGAATATCTTCTTCTGAGTAATTATCAAAATCATCATCAAAATCAATCAATGAATTCATAACGGTTTGTGGTGTGTAAACAATTGGTTTATAAACAAACTCATATTTTTTATAACCAAGTTCTTTAACCATATTCTTTCCTACCTCAATTGCGTTTTTAACATCTTCAATTGAAATAAACTCTTGGTTTGAGTGCATATTATAATACCCGCAAGACATATTAATACAAGATACATCTGATTTCTTTTTCAATTGTGAAACATCAGTATATGGGTGTGATTGAACCAACATTTCATTTCCAAAAGATTCTTCAATCACCTTTAATGATTTTTTGAAAAATTCGCCGTCACGTTCAAATAAACGAACACCTGAACAAATCTCGGAAATTAAATGGTTTCCAGGTGCATCATATTGTGTAATGTACCCAACATCTTTCAAGAAGTTTTCATCACATTTTGATGACCCGTGACATCCTGTTTCTTCTGAAACGAAAAGTCCAATTTTTACTTTATCAAGTTGTTTTAAAAGTTCCAAACAAATGAAAATACCACATTTGTCGTCTCCACCAATTCCTGTTGGGTTATCGTTCTCATCATATGCTTTTAAACAATCAACTTCAGTTTTATCAAACGTTTTTCCGAATGTATTTGGACGAACAAGTTTTTCTTCCTTCACAATGATTTTATCAATTTTCATATGAACGGTGTCGGTATGCGCAATAAACATTGGGTAAAACTCATCTTCGGATAATTCACCCTTTGTTGCGTACACATTCATCATTTCATCTCGGTAGTAAGATACCCCTTCAATATTGTCCAATTCAGAACAAATGTATTCTACCATATCTTCTTCTTGATATGTTTTTGATGGTACTGATAGTAATTCTTTAAATTTTTCTAAACTGAACATAGGACTTCTTTTTTACAAAGATAGTAAACTTTTTAACATTAAAAAAATATTATGATTTTAATTTTCTTTTTGTTGGTTTTTTTACTTTAACATCAGTTTTCTTTTCGATTTCATTATAAGAAAGAATGAATTTAGATCCTTTTTCGGGATTATCCGATAATATCTTTTCAGTAATTGCATCATCCACCCACTTTTGAACTGTACGTTTTAAAATACGAGCTCCGAATCTAGTATCAGTACCAACAGAAATTAAATGTTTCTTTAATGTGTCGTCAACTTCAACATCGTACTCTATGTTATTAACTCTTTCGAATACTTTTTTAAGTTCAAGATCAACAATCTTTAATAAATCATTTTCATTTAAATCTTTAAAATAGATAATTTCATCAAATCGGTTAATAAACTCAGGTGCGAATTTTTTAAATAATTCCTTTTCTAATACGGATTTAACTTCCTCTTCTTTCTTTTCTATTTTAGTGTTTGTTGAAAACCCAACACCTGTACCAAAATCTTGAACAACCTTTGTCCCTACGTTTGATGTCATCAATATTATACAGTTTTTAAAGTTGATTTTTCTTCCGTGCCCATCAGTTAAAAATCCTTCATCTAACATTTGTAAAAATACGTTAAAAATTTCAGAGTGTGCCTTCTCAATCTCATCTAAAAGAATTACAGAATAAGGTTTGTTTTTAATCTTATTTAAAAATGGAGAACCATCCTCATACCCAACATATCCCGGTGATGTACCTGTGAGTTTCGATGTTGCAATTTTATCTGAGAATTCGCTCATATCTAATCTGATTAATGCGTCCTCACTGTTAAACATATGTTTTGCTAGTTGTTTTGCTAATTCTGTTTTACCTACCCCTGAGTTACCAATCAGTAACCCGCTGAATATTGGTTTTTTTGGATCATTTAAACCGACTTTATTTCTTTGTATTGATCTCGCAATCTTAGCAACCGCATCGTCTTGTCCAATAACTTTAGTACATAAAGTTTCTTTAAGTGTTCTTAGTTGTTCTGTCTCATCTGTATTAATTTTAGTGATAGGAATTTTAGTCATTAAAGAAACTACATCATAAACAACATCTTCTGTTACTTCTCTTTTATTAATGTTCCTATTCTTCTCGAAGTCCTCTTTTTCTCTTTGAAGGTCTGCTAATATTTTTCGTTCTTTATCTCTAAGATTTGCAGCCTCTTCATAACGCTGACTATTAATAACCTTAACTTTTTCTTCTTTTATTTCTTGAGCTTGCCTTTTTAAGTCTTCAATAATCTCAGGTAGTTTAATTTCAACTTGTGAACGAGCACCAACCTCATCAATAATATCGAATGCCTTATCAGGAAATTCCCTATCTGTAATATATCTATCTGCTAATTCCACACAAAGAGTTAAAATTTCATCAGTGTATTTTACTTTGTGATGATCTTCATATCTATCTTTTGAATTTTGAAGTATCTGTAACGTTTCTTCTTTTGTTGATGGATCAACCATTACTTTTTGGAATCTTCTTTCAAGAGCACCATCTTTTTCGATGTTCTTTCTATATTCCTCTAAAGTGGTTGCTCCGATACATTGTAACTCACCACGAGAAAGTGCTGGTTTAAATATGTTCGACGCATCCATAGACCCTGAAGAATTTCCAGCACCAATCATAGTATGAATCTCATCTATAAAAATGATAATATCAGGATTAGCGTACAACTCTTCAATAATAACTTTCATTCTTTCTTCAAATTGACCTCTATATTTTGTTCCCGCAACAATTGATGTCATATCTAAAGAAACGATTCTTTTTCCCGATAAGTTTTGTGGGCAATCCCCCTCAAAGATTTTTTTAGCAAGACCTTCTACGATTGCGGTTTTACCACAACCAGGTTCACCTAAGATTATTGGGTTGTTCTTTTTTCTTCTTGATAGGATTTGAGCAATTCTATTTATCTCATCTTCTCTACCAACTACAGGATCTAATTTACCCTCTTCAGCCAATTTAATTAAATCTCTTGAGAAATTATCTAATACGGGGGTTTTAGTTGGACAGTCTTGGTTTTTATTTTTTGGTTTTTCGTTTCCGTCTACAGATTCTATCATAATGATTTTGTTATAGAATTTATTTTTTAAAAGTTTAATTATAATTAGAAGAATAATCAATTATAATCACTCATTTTGTAATATTGTCACATTAAACTGACAAAATGTCATATTTTTATTTTTGGCATTTGTTTGGTAAAAAATATAGTAAAATAAACTTACAAAAAAAAATTAAATTATGTTATTTAGAAATTTTAATCGTTTATTTAACGATTTTGACATCTTAAACGAACTTTTATTATCAGAATTAAAACCTAACGGCAATGAAAAAACAGAAAAGGGTTCTGACGAGAATGGGGAATGGGTTAGAACTACATTCACATCACCTGATGGGTTATTAACTTACTCTTACGTTACAAGACATTCTAAAAAGAAGGACAATGAATTACAATCTTTAAAGAACAAACTTGAGTTGTCTGTTAAAAATCAAGATTTTGAAATGGCTGTGGAGTTAAGGGATAAGATTAAAAAACTTGAGGAAAATAAAGACATTTTATCTAAATTAGAAAAGGAACTTTCAGAGTGTGTTAAAAGTCAAAATTATGAAGAGGCAATAAAACTTAGAGATAAAATAAAAGAGTTAAAATAAAATAGAACCCACGTAAAGTGGGTTTTTATTTTTAATTATATTTATATCTATGGCGTATAAAAAATTTATAGATGAGTTAAACCTTACTGAAAAGTTAGAAGAGATATACTTTAGAATAAGATTGGTATTACAAAAAGAAGGTTGGTCGGACGCCGATTTAGAACACCCCCCTTATTACCCCCAAGATTTAATGAGTCTTTTTCATAAATTTCAAAATGAAAAAGATAAAATACTAAAAACAATATCAGAATATGGGTTTGATGTTGACTATGACGATTTACTAAATTACATTCAAATTAAGTTAAAAAAAATAGATGACATAACACCATTAAATAATTAATTATGGCAATTAAAAAAACAACAATCGACGGGACAAAAATTATTTGTGAAGTTGAGTCAAGTAATATGAAAACAACTACTTACGATAGTGAAACAAATATACTTATTGTTGAGTTTAAAAATGGTATTAAGTACGAATATGAAAAGGTACCCCATAACGTATATGCTCAATTCAGATTATCAGATTCACAAGGTAAGTTCTTTAACTCCAACATTTCAAAAACTTACAAGTATAAAAAATTGGATAATTAAATAGTCCGCCATATTTATACTTATATGGCTAACACTCAAAAAATAATTAATAGCTTTTATCTTCAAGATGAATTAAATCCTGATGTATGGGATTCTCCTGAAAACCCAAAATCCGCTAAATTAAAAAAAGAAATCAGAGAAAGGTTATTAAAAGTTGCTCAAATATTCATAGATTATTTAGATACAGATTTTTTTGTACACGATATAATTTTTATCGGTTCTTTGGTTGGATATAATTGGAGTGAATTTTCTGATTTTGATATTCACGTAGTGTATGACTCAAAAGAGTTTGAGGGTGACGTAGAATTACATAAAGAATTGTTTAGACTTAAAAAGACAGTATTCAACGCCGCTCACGATATTAGAATAAAAGGATTTGAAACTGAGTTATATGCTCAAGATGTAAATGAACCTGAAGAAAGTGTCGGATCATATTCAATATTAAATGATGAATGGATAAGAATTCCTGAAAAAGATAACTTTAAAATAGACGAAAAAAGATTAAAAGACAAAGCACAACAATGGATGGATATTATTGATGGTGTTTTGGAAAACGCACAGGATGAAGACTTAGAAGATGCTATTAGTCTCGTTAAAAAGTATAGGGAAAAATTAAGAAAATACAGAACTTGCGGGTTAAAGAAAGAAGGTGAATTTTCTTATGAAAATTTAGTGTTTAAATTTTTAAGAAGAAACGGATATATTAATAAGTTAGAGAACTTCAAAAACGAAATTGCGGATAAAAAATTGTCTTTGGAACAAGAAAATTTTGAATAATTAGTAAATTACTAAATTACAATATATTTATATATAAAAAATTATGCCAACAACAGCTTGTACATCGTATTACACAACAGTGGTAACCGGATACCTACCTGGTTCAGGTAGTACCACAGGGACTATTGTAACATTCAACACACCAAAACCTGAGTGGACGGATGCAAATGGGCAACAAGCAAAACAATGTAATGGTGTTGAACTTGGCGGGTTTAATGGACTAAACAATTAAAAATAAAATAAAAATGGGAGATTTAAAACCTTTAGGTAGTGAGAAATTACAGGGTATGGATAAAATAAACCGTATAATGGAAATTGCTCGTTATAATGAAGCACCTAAAAATGAAAATAATGAACTTTCAACTACAAATTATACTATTAAATTATCGGATGGTAATACCTACGGAATCGTAAAAGAAAGATTAGGTTACATCATAAAAAGTGGTATAAACGAATCGTCTCTTGATTATTCTGACCCTATTAGACATAGAAAATATTATCGTTCATATTCAGAAGCGATGAAAAAATTAAATCTAATGGTTTCTGAAATTAATAGAAATACAGGTTTTGAAGAAAACGTACCACTTATCGGAGAACAAACTGATACAAAAAAAAAATTCGTTTTAAAAACGCCTAAACCAAAAACTGATGTTGCTACTCCACCTATGGATGTTGCAACCCCTCCACCGGCACCTGTAAGTTCTGCACCAGCAGATGATATGGGTACTCCACCACCTCCACCTGCGGATGATATGGGAATGCCACCGGCAGACGATATGGGAATGCCACCTGCGGATGATATGGGTACACCTCCACCGGCACCTGAGGATAATGATATGGGAATGCCACCATCACCTGAGGATGATATCGACGATGACATTTCAGATGATGATGAGGAACAACAAGGTCCGATGGGTTTAAAATCAATTCAAAAATTAACAGGGAGATTAAGTCAAAAAATCAGAGCGTTTGATAAAGAAAAAGGTTTAGATTCACAAGATATAAAATACGTTTTAAATTCAATCATATCTGCTTTAGATTTAGAAAATTTAGATGAGGACGATAAAGATGATGTTCTTTCTAAATTTGAAGAATCTGATGAATACGGTGAAGAGGGTCCTGGTGATTTAGATTTTGAAGATACTGATATGGGTATGGAAGAAACACCTGAAGAATTACCCCAACCTCCAGTTACGGAATCTTCTGTTGATAAGGTTTTAAAAAGTTACTTTATTGTTGAGTCTAACGAAAAACCTTTTATTGAAGAGAAAAGAAAAAAAGATTATTTAAAAAATAAATTAAATAAGTTGTCACTTAAATCTGAAATAGAATCTCTTAGTGAAAGTAAAATACAATCAGAAAAGGCATTATCTATTTTAGAAAACTATAATAACGCTAAGTTTATTGGAAAAACAAATAAAGAAAATTTAATTTTTGTTATCGAGGGTAAACAATATAAAGTAACACCAAGAGGGAGAATTTTATGATTTTAGTTTATGTAAATGAGTTAGGACCAAACTATAAGGGTGATAATATATATGAATTTATATTTTCAGATTTAGATGATGTTTGGGGTGAAGACTGGGATGCCGAACCGGCAGCAGGAAAACCATTACCACCTGACGTTAATTACATAAAAAAGGTTGGGGTATTAAAAAATTCTGAGATAGAACTTAATTTAATACAAAATTCAGACTTTTTTGGGGTTTATGATGCAATCGATGGTGTGATATCTTTAGGTTGGGAAAAGTCCGATAGTGACGACATTCTAATACATAAAAGAAAACGATTAGTGTTTCAATACGGAGAAAGTGTTGAATCAGTTGAGAATAAATTATACGAGAGAGATGTCGTATTAAAATGGGAAAAAAATTTAGTACAAGATGAATCATATGAATCCTAAAATGGTGTCCCTTCTTAGAGAGGGATTTTCAATTAACACACTTGAAAATTTGAGTGAATCTCAAATAAATGTTTTATATCAAAAATTAAACGAACAAAAAGGATCGGTAAAATTAAAATCTCCTACACCTGAAGTAGTAAAATCATATACCGATAAAGGAGTTAATGTAGAAATCGGTGAAGAAGAAGTAACGGAAAAATCAGTTTCTAAAAAACAACACGGTTTAATGGGTGCGGCTTATTCGGTAGAAAAAGGAGATAAAGAACTTAAAGGCATACCAAAAAGTTACAGAGATAAAGTAAAAAACGTGGTGGATTCTATGTCTAAAAAACAAGTAAAAGACTTCGCAAAAACTAAAACAAGTAAACTACCTGAAAAGGTTGAGGCTAAAGAGTCTAATGAGAAATTTATACAAAAAGCCAAAAAAGAAATGGAAAAAAAAGGTACTGAAGGTTTGTTTAAACAGTACTGCGGGGGTGAGGTTACTATGTCTTGTATTAAAAAAGGATTAAAGAGTAAAAATCCTAAAATAGTAAAACAAGCAAATTTTGCAAAAAATATTGGTGGTTATAAGGGTGCAGAACATAATGAAAGTAACGATATTAAAAAACTAGAAGAAAGTATTTTAAAACTAATCGAATCACATTTACCACCACACACAACTAAAGGAGAACTTTTAAAAGTTATCAACAAAAAAAGATAATGAATGAGTTTAACAAAGGAACAAGCATTATTAGAATACGCAAGATGTGTAAAGGACACTCCTTACGCCCTTAAAACGTATTTACAAACATACGATAATACCCAATCACAGTATGTTCCTTTAGAACTTTTTAATGATCAAGTAACCTTAGTAAAAGACTACGATGAATGTGAAGAAAATATCGCATTAAAATATCGTCAAGCGGGGGTTTCAACAGTAACATCTGCTTGGGCATCTAAAAGATTGATATTCGCAAACAAAAAGAAACCTGAAAAAATCCTAATTATTGCAAACAAAATGGACACTGCCGTTGAGATGGCTAATAAAGTCCGTGCATTTGTTGATCAGTGGCCTAAATGGTTAGGGGTTGGATTTTCAACAGAAAAGAATTCACAAAGACATTTTAAATTAACTAACGGTTGTGAGGTTAAGGCTGTTGCAACATCAAAGGATGCGTTACGTGGATACACCCCCACAATATTAATTTTTGATGAGGCGGCATATATTAACGCTGACGAAGACTTTTGGTCAGCTTGTATGGCATCCCTATCTACGGGAGGTAAAGTTATTGTTATTTCAACACCAAACGGATTTGATCCAATCTACTATTCAATATATAGTCAGGCAGTTAAAGGTATGAATGATTTTAGAATTACTGAAATGTATTGGTTCAGAGATCCTAGATATTCTAAAGATTTAAAACTTATCAAATGTGATGACATAGTTCATTATATGTTAAATAGGGCGGATTATAAAGATGAAGAAATAACTATCGATTATAGTAATATTAAAGTTAGTGATAGAGATTTTGAAGATATAAAACAAAAAATTGAAAATGGAGGTTACAAAGCATATAGTTCTTGGTTTGAGGCTATGGCTAAAAAATTAAAATTCGACAAAAGAAAAATATCTCAGGAGTTGGAATGTAACTTTTTGGGTTCGGGGGATAACGTAATACCTCCCGAAACAATGAAATCAATAAAAGAAAAACATATTCGTGAACCTGAAAATAAATTAATGGGTGGTGCACTTTGGCAGTGGAAAGAACCTGTTTCAGGTCACAAATATATATTAGGTATGGATGTTTCTCGTGGGGATAGTGAGGATTTTACGACTTTTACTATCATTGATTTTGATGAGAAAGAACAGGTGATGGAATACATAGGTAAAGTCCCTCCTGATGTTGTTGCTGAAATCGCTTATAAATGGGGTACTATGTATAACGCATTTATTGTTACCGATATAACCGGTGGTATGGGTGTTGCAACATCAAGAAAATTACAGGAACTTGGGTATAAGAACTTATACGTTGACGGGATTAACCCTGCAGATAAATGGAAGTGGGACCCAAAGGCGAATGATAAAATACCTGGAATTAATTTTAACTCTAAACGTGTACAAATAGTCGCGTCCTTTGAGGAATCACTTAGACACGGATTTAAAGTAAGATCACAAAGACTATTTAATGAATTGAACACATTTGTGTATGTAAATGGTAGGCCTGATCACCAAAAAGGTCAACACGACGATTTAATTATGGCTATGGCTATGGCAATTTATGTTAGTGAAACATCCTTTTCTAAATTAGAAAAGGCGACAGAACAAGCTAAAGCTATGATAGAGTCTTGGGCAACGGACACTAAAGTATTTGCCGACTCCCACCAAAATTTTAATCCAGGAATTCCCGTATCTACCTATGGTAATTATGGTCAACAAAGAAACACTCTCACTAAAAGTGATTATGAACAGTATTTATGGTTATTCGGAAATAGAAGAGTTTAATTTTTAATTTTCGATACTACTTTTAAAAAAAACAATTATGGCAGAAGAAAAATATACGGTTTGGCAAAGGTTAGGTAGAGTCTTCGGACCAAACGCAACTTTAGACCAACAAGCACCAGTATTCAAGTTTGATAAAAAAGAATTATTAAAAACAACTAATAAGCAAGAGTTTGAAACTGAGAAATTACAAGCACAACAAACAGTGTATATTGGTAAACAATGGCAAAAGGTTGAGAGTAATTTATATCAACAGGCTGTGTATTATGAACCAACAAGGATGGCATCATATTACGATTACGAGTCTATGGAATATACTCCTGAAATTTCTGCAGCACTTGACATTTATGCTGAGGAGTCAACAACTCCCGATCAAGACGGACATATAATTAAGATATTTTCTGAATCAAAAAGAATAAAACAAGTGTTAACGGACTTATTTGTAACAAAACTGGACATAAATACAAACTTACCTATGTGGACAAGAAACACCTGTAAATTCGGTGATAATTTTGTTTATTTAAAGTTGGACCCTGAGAAAGGAGTGGTAGGTTGTCAACAGTTACCAAATATTCAAATCGAAAGACTTGAGAAGGGAATGAGATTTCAACCTGATAAGTATTCGCAAGAAACGGAAAATGATGCGTTAAAATTCGTATGGAAAGAAAAAAATATGGAATTTAATACGTGGGAGGTGGGACACTTTAGATTATTGGGTGACGATAGAAAATTACCTTACGGTACATCAATGTTAGAAAAGGCTCGTCGTATTTGGAAACAGTTATTATTATCTGAAGATGCGATGTTAATCTATAGAGTATCAAGAGCACCTGAAAGAAGAGTGTTTAAAGTTTTTGTTGGTAATATGGATGATAAGGATGTTGACCCATATGTACAAAGAGTTGCAAATAAATTTAAAAGAGATCAAATAGTTGATAATAAAACAGGTAATGTGGATATGAGATATAACCAAATGGCGGTTGATCAAGACTACTTTATTCCTGTACGAGACGCAACAGCAACAAACCCTATAGAAACTCTTCCTGGAGGAACTAACTTGGCTGAAATTGCAGATATTGAATACATCCAAAAGAAATTAGTAACAGCATTAAGAATACCAAAGGCTTATTTAGGATTTGAGGAGGCTGTAGGTGACGGTAAGAATTTATCATTACTTGACATTCGTTTTGCAAGAACAATTAATAGAATTCAAAAATCTATGTTGGCTGAGTTAAATAAAATTGCAATTATTCATTTATTTCTATTAGGGTTTGAAGATGAATTAACAAACTTTACTTTATCATTAAATAACCCATCAAAACAAGGTGAGTTGTTGTCTCTTGAAATATGGAAAGAAAAAATAGTTCTTTATAAAGATGCTTGTTCGGAAATTGCTAATTCAGTTGCACCTGTATCTGCGTCTTGGGCTAAAAAACATATTCTTGGATTCTCAGATGAAGAAATTAGGTTAGATATACAACAACAAAGAATTGAAAGGGCGGTTTCTGCCGAATTGGCTAAAACTGCTGAAGTCATTACAAAAACAGGTTTGTTTGACAATATAGATAACCTCTATGGTAATAAGGGAGGTGATCAATCGACAGCGGCTCCAGAAGAAGGAGGTGCTCCACCACCTGATATGGGAGGAGGTGCTCCACCACCTGATATGGGAGGAGGCACCGAACCTGGTGCAGGTGCCCCACCACCACCTGAAGGAGGTTTAACCCCCGAAAGGTTAGTAAGAAATGATTTAGATTTATTATTAGAGGAGACATTAATAACAGGTTCAGATTATATGGATTTATCTAAAGGTAGAGTTTCTTTAAATATGATTGATGAAAAATTGAGAGATTTAATAGATAAGTAATATTTATATTTAAAAACCTATATGAACACATTTGGTAGTATAAAAACAAAAATAGAAAACGCATCCGTTTCATTATACGGAAAACCAGAATTTAAAAGCTTTCTAAACCAATTTAGAAGTATTGTTTTGGAGAATAATGATTTGTCAGAACTTTATTTTATATATGACGAACTTTCTAAAGAAAAGGGGATGAAAAAAGACATTGTTGACGATTATGTTAATGAATCAATCGAGTACTCTCAAATTTTGGTTGAAAGTAATAAGAAAACATTAGATAAGGTAAGTAATTGGATATCTTCTATAGTATTGGAGGATTCTAACAATTATAAGGATATTGATAACACGGTATATAGTTCCTCAATTAAGAATTTAGAATCAGTTCTAGAGTCTAAAAATAAAATTAAAAAAACATTAATCTCTGAAAGTAAGGGGTTAAACGAGTCCACTCACAAAAGTAACTTACCAATATCATCAATGGTTAAAATTGCAAATGAAACATTAAAAAACGAATTTTCAAATTTAAACGAATCGGATAAAATGGAGTTAAATTCAATTTTATCTTTAAGTCTTGATGAGGTAAAAAAAGAAATGGAAGAACTTAAAGAAAATGTTATTAATGGTTTAAAAGGTACTTTAAATGAATCAAAAGATTCTGAGTTAAATGGGACAATAGAAAGTACAATAAAAAAAATTAATGAGTCTAAAGTAGATCATTATAACTTATATAAACTAAGAAAATTGAATTTGGGACTATGAAAAAATTTTTGTTAGGTATCGGTGGGTTATTTAAAGACCCAAGTGGTAACTCTTCATCTAAACGTTTTATTGGTATCTTATGTGGTATTTCTCTTTGTATAACATTATACGTAAATAGTTATTCACACGGAGACATTAAACCATCGGACACATTAGTAAACGCAGTGGCAATGTTGGCATTTGGATGTTTGGGGTTAACCTCAACTGAAAAAATATTCGGTAAAAAATCAGAAGATAAAACTAATCAGTCAGCTGAGTAATTTTTCTGTTTAAACTGAGCTTTTTTAATTACAGCCCTCCTTTTAACGGAGGGTTTTTTATATTCCTGCCTTTCCCTAAGTTTTTCAAGTTGTTTCGTTTTATATATTTTAAACTTATAAGTTTTTAATGCTTGTTCTAAGGATTTTTCATTTTTAACAGGTACTATAATCATATTTTTTGTTGTTTATGAAATAAATATAACACAATTTTTCTAATTTTGACAAACGATAAAACTTTTTTTATATTTAACTAAACAATAAACGATTAAGTTATGAAAAATGAAAAAAGGAAAAACATCAAAATTAAATATTTTTGATGATGCAAAATGTCACTACGGTACCGTTGACTCTAAAGAGTTAAAATCAATTTATTTAGTATTACAAACGTGGGTAGAACCCAAAGACGATTTTGAAAGGTGGGATAGAATTATTGGCGAAATTAAAAGACAAATGTTACACACCCTTTTAGAAGTGGTGGATAGGACTACTTTTGAAAGAAAACAAATCGTTGATTTAGATTTAAGGACAAGTGGTATACAAAAGAATAAAAAAAGTTTTTTAAATTTAGAAATAACATTATTTGTTAATGATAAAACAACAGACTTTAAATCATTACTTTTAAGAAGTAAAATTAAAAATATTCTACAGGCAATTTATAAAGATGACTTAAAAAATTCAAAGTATTTTGTATTAAGTAAGACAAAAATGAAAGAAAGTATAAATGCCTAATATTTATCTTAAAAAACAATATGAGAATATTAGGACCTAAAGATACGGGAAAAGGAATATTAGTTGAATGGGATGCAGGAATACTCAACCCTAACGACACAAGAAATAGTTTAGTAATAAAAGAATCTTACGGACAATTGGATCACTCAAAGCCATTTGTGTTCTATGCAACATTACAAAAATATGGAGTACCAAATAGAAACGGTAGAGTTTATCCTGAAAAGATACTAAAAAGAGAAGCCGAAAAATATAAAGAAATGATTAATAGGGGGATGGCTATTTCTGAGCTTAATCACCCTGAATCTTCACTTATAGATTTAGATAGAGTTTCTCATTCCATTACTGACATATGGTGGGAAGGTAATGTGCTAATGGGTAAAATACAATTATTAACAACTCCAGGATTTCACGAAAGAGGTATCGTTTCTTCAAAGGGAGACGTTGCCGCTAATATGATGAGACAAGGAGTTACTATGGGGGTATCTTCTCGTGGTGTTGGTTCTTTAGTTAAAAAAGGAGAACAAAATGAGGTACAGGAAGATTTTGAATTAATCTGTTTCGATTTAGTATCATCGCCATCGACTCCAGGTGCGTATCTTTATTTAAATAAAGAGGATAGACCAAAATATGAAGAAAAATTAACAGAAAACGAAAAAATAGATAATACTTCTAATCCTTTAAGTAAATCTGTTGACTTAATGAATAGATTATCCGATTATTTGGGTAAATAAAATTATTAAGAAATGGACGAAAAGTATTTTGTAGCAAGAGTAACCACTGATATGGTGGATGAAAACACAGGAAAAGTAAAAAAAATTAAAGAAGAAAAGTTAGTTAAAGGGTTTTCCCCTACGGATGTTGAAGCTAAAGTAACCAAGGCTTACGAGACATACACTATGGATTGGAGAATCACCGCAATCGTAGAAAGTAAGATTGATGAGGTGATAGAATAATACATATTATAACTAAAAAACTAAAAGGATACCATCTGGTGTCCTTTTTTTTTGTCCTATTGGTGTTTAAAATTTGGTTTTTTTAGTCTTTTTTAGAAAATCAACATATTTATCTTAAAATAAACGATTAACGTATTACTTTTTAGATGAATACTGAAAATAACAAATCAATAGTGGAGAGTGCTTTACTACAAATTAAAGCAGTTGAAGACGCTATTAGTGAAAATGCAAAAGGAATACTTGCTTCTACGATGAAGGAAGAAATCAGTGAATTAGTTAGAGAATCACTTGTTGGTTCTAAAAAAACAAAATTACGTGAACAAGAAGAACAAGACCCTGAAGTTGAGGTGGATGTAGAAGATGAAGTTGACGTAGAAGAACCTGAATTTGAATCTGAAGATTCTGATGAGAACTCTGAAGAAGAGGTTCCATCAATTCACAATTTTGAGATATCAGATGAGGGGGATAATGATGAAATGCCTCCGTTAGATATGACACAAGCACCTATGACTGATGTACTTAAAGTATTCAGAGCAATGGGTGATCAAGATGGTATCATTGTAGCCAAAGATCAAGATGACATTTATCTTAAAGATGGTGAAAATGAATATATCATTAGAACGGGAGCGGACGAAACAAATACTCAAGAAATGATGGGAAACCAAATGAATGAGAATGTTTTGTATGAATTAGTTTTGGAAGACGATAATACTTTTGGTGATTTAGACGAAGAGGATTTTGACTCAAAAGAAATGGAGGAAGAAACTAACGAAAATATTTTCGATAGATTGAAAATCGACGAACTTAATTTTGACGAAGAAGAGAATGTTTATGAATTAGACGTTAACGAACTTGAATCCGTTATGGAATCTTTTAAAGCGAAAGGTATCGGAATGGGTAAAGCAGGTAACGGTATGAGTAAAACATCAGTTAACGTTAAAGGGTTCAAAGACAGTATGTCTGATGGTACAAAATCTGAAAAAACAGGAAAAGGACCAAAATTCAAATACCCTTCAATTAAACACGGAGTTACCGAAACAGAAATGGATGAGGAAGAATTCAACGAGTGGGAAGAAGAGGAAAATGAAGGAATGATGGATACCCCTGAAACTACTGAAGCTTCAAGAACTATGACTTATAGAAGAAGAGCTGAAAGAGACAGAGTTGCAGCACCAAGTCAACTAAGAAAAGAATCTGTTAATAAAGAAATGAATTTGTTAAAAGAGAAAAATGAAGAATATAAAAAGGCTTTAGATTTCTTTAGAACAAAATTAAATGAAGTTGCAGTTTTCAACTCTAACTTGGCTTATTCAACAAGATTGTTTACAGAACATTCAACAACAAAACAAGAAAAAATAAACATTCTTAGAAGATTTGACACTGTTGAGTCTTTGAAAGAATCTAAAAATCTTTACCAATCAATCAAAAAAGAATTAGACGGAAAAGGAACATCGAGTGAAGTAGTTACTGAATCTATTCAAAGAAAAGTAATTAAAACTCCACAAACAGGATCAGCATCTAATTTGATTGAAAGTAAAACGTACGAAAATCCTCAATTTATGAGAATGAAGGATTTAATGACAAAAATAAAATAAAAATAAACAAATAAACTCAAATTAAAAATAAAAAAATGGGAGCATTATTAGAATCAGGTCTTGTTGGTAACATCGGGTTGAAACACTTGAAAGTTATCAAAGAAGATACAATTAACAAATGGGATAGATTAGGATTCCTAGACGGTCTTAAAGGACACATTAAAGAGAATATGGCACAGTTGTATGAAAACCAAGCTTCTCACCTAATTAACGAAGCAGCATCTACTGATAGTTCAGGTTCATTCGAAACTGTAGTTTTCCCTATCGTTAGACGTGTATTCTCTAAATTATTGGCTAATGATTTAGTATCTGTACAAGCTATGAACTTACCTATCGGTAAATTGTTCTACTTTGTACCTAAGATTCAATCTTACCAAACAGATAACACTACAGGTGCTATGCACTTCCCACCAATCGGTGCTGATGGTGGACCAACTCAAGCACAAGCACAAGCAGGATATGGTGCAAATGATAAAAACCTTTACGATAGATTTTATGAAGGTAACGAAGCGGGATTAGATCCAGCAGGTTTATTCGATTACTCTAAAGGTAGTTATTCTTCTATCACTTCAACTGCGGTTGGTACTGTTGCTTGGTCAAACGGACAATTAATCTCTTCTGGATACTCTGCAGGTGTATATAGAAAAGTATTACTTGGATTGTCAGGTTTCTCTTCTGCAGGTGCAGGTAAATTAATCGGACCTGACGGACAAGAGATGGATAACGAATCATTCCTTTCTGATTTAAGAATTTCTACTGTTCTTCCAACACAAAGTGTGTCTGTTGGTTCAGCATTCTCAGGAGCAGGATCAGGTTCTTTATTGTTTAGAGTTGTTACTCAAAAATATGGTAAAGGTATCGTACAATATGGTTCACAACAATCAACAACATTCTATAGTGGTTCATATCCAGGTAATGGTGGTTCTTATGATAATATTTGTTCACAAGACGGTATCATCTATTTAGAGGTTGATTTACAACAACCTTGTGCTATCGGAGCAGATTCAATGGATGGATACTCAGGTTTAACAACGACTATTAATAGTAGTGGTGTTGCTGGATCAGCATTTACTGCAACTTATAGAGTATACCAAGAATTGGAATTCGAAGACAAAATTGGTGAGGTTTCTTTTGATTTAGAGTCAGTAACTGTTTCTGTAACTGAGAGAAAACTAAGAGCACAATGGTCTCCTGAATTAGCACAAGACGTTTCTGCATTCCATAACATTGATGCTGAGGCTGAATTGACAGCATTATTGTCAGAGCAAGTGGCAGCAGAAATTGACCGTGAAATCTTACGTGACTTACGTAAAGGTGCCGCTTGGACATTACGTTGGGATTACAACGGATGGAAGAGAGGTACTTCAGCAAACCCATTAACTCAGTACACTCAAAAAGATTGGAATCAAACTTTAGTTACTGCGATTAACCAAATTTCAGCACAAATCCACAAATCAACATTGAGAGGTGGAGCTAACTGGATCGTAGTTTCTTCTGAGATTTCTGCAATCTTTGATGACTTAGAATACTTCCACGTATCTAACGCATCTCCTGAGCAAGATCAGTACAATATGGGTATTGAAAGAGTTGGTACATTAGCAGGACGTTACCAAGTGTATAGAGACCCTTACTTCCCACCAAACACAGTATTGTTGGGTCACAAAGGTTCTTCATTGTTAGACACAGGATATGTTTACGCACCGTACGTACCTCTACAATTAACACCTACAATGTATAACCCATTCAACTTTACACCGATCAAAGGTATAATGACGAGATACGCTAAGAAAATGGTTAACAACCGTTTCTATGGTAAAATCACGGTTGATGGAGTTAGAACATTTGACTT